AGTTCTTCGACCTTGGCAGACAGGGAGGCAACTTCGCTGGCCTTGGCTTCGACCTCAGCGGTCTTGCCGGTGAAGGCTTCCTTCAGCGAGTTAAGGCGTTCTTCGAGCGTCATCTTGGGTTTAGCCAAGTGTCAAGCCTTGGGCTTGCAGTCGGTGTCCACAGGGGGGCATCCGTCGTCGGGAATCTCGGCTTCGTCCTCATCTTCGTCTTCATCCGAGTCCGTGCCGTCGGGCTTCTTCTTTTTCTTCTTTTTCTTCTTCTTTTTGTCGTCGGAAATCGGGGCGACGCCGTCGTCTTTCTCGCCTTGCTCGGGCGAAACGTCGGCGGCTTCCACCATGTTCATGGCGATCATGGGAAACTTGTGCGGCTCGGTTTTTTCGTGCGCGGCGTACTCCGTGGGGTCGATGGCCATGTACAAGGCGTCGATGCTGTCGACGATGCCGTTGATGAGGTTCTTCTCGGCGGCTTTCTTGCCCGTCCAGCATTGACCCTGCATATCGGCGGGGTCGGCGTAGGTGCGAACCTTGAGGACGTCGGAAATGAACCATGCGTGGGACTCGTCGACGTCGTCTTGGAAGAGTTTACGCTGCTCCGGGGTAAGGGAGGTGCCGGCGAAACCAGCCCCCTTGGCCCAGCCGGCCTTGATGAGATCGACGCTGACGCCGTCCTGCGCGTAAGCCGCCTTCATGTCGTAGAACGGGATGTAAACACCGATGCTGCCCACGGTGGCCGAACGGCTGGCGTAGACTTCGTCGCATTGGCTCATTATCCACATGGCGGCGGAGCAGGACTGCTTGGACGTGTAACCGATGGTGTGCTTGACGCACTTTCGGATACGGGCAGCAAGTTCGGGGACGCCGGTGACCGTGCCGCCAGGCGAGTCGAAGTCCATGATGATATGCTCGACGCCGGGGTCACGCTCGGCGTCCTCCAGCATCTCCTCGACCTCTTCGACGTCGCAGGCACCCATCATCTTTTCCAGCTCGGTGAGGCCGGAGCCGATCACGCCGCGCACGGGGATATAAGCGACCTTGCCGGTCTTGACCATCGTCGGACGGGGACCGAAGAGCATCTCCATCATGTCCTCGATATCGCCGTTGCCCTTCAGGTCGGCGGGAGAGATTTCGGCCACCTTGTCGAGGTAAGCCTTGGCCTTCGCCGGCTCGATGAGAATCGGGGCGAAGGTCTTGAATGCGTTGGAAAGGGAGTACATGAATTATTTGTTGAAGGTTTCTTCGTCGTCCGGGTCGACGTCGTCTTCGACGATCTTCGCACCGTCGTCCATCTTCACGTCGTCGTCGGCGACGGCGGCGTTGATATCCGAAGGGGCGACGTTCTGCGGCTTGTAGAGCATCGACAGCGGGACGTCGAACTCCTTGGACAGGTCGAGCAGGTATCGCTTTTCGGCGGCGTTCTCGCGCATCTTCTCCTTCGGGTCGAGACCCTCTTCAAGGTAGTTGTCCGTAAGGCTCTTGAGGCCGGACTCGATGTCCATGCGGTTCTGCTGCGCGTCACGACCGGCGTCGACGGTGACACGGCGGGGCGTCGTCCAAGTGACGTTCGTCCAATATTCGGTCGAGCGGAGGAAACCGTCCTTGATGGCACAGCCGATGACGTAGCCCCAGACGGGGGTGAGGAAACGCTGGATCATCACCTGCTGACGATGCGAGAATTTTCGGTCGGCCTTGGCCACCACGAAACGCATGACCGCGCCGCCGGCCTTGGTCGGGTTCGCGCTGAATTCGTAGGGGAGCATCCCTGCGAGGGAATCACGCTCAAGGTGTTCGATGAATCCGTCGAAGGTTTTGTTCGGGCGGTTCGACTCAAAGGACTCCAGGCGTTCGCCGGGGGCGAGGGCCAGCACCTTGCCGCCGAGGAAGGTCGAAGCCTCGCTCGGGTCGGTCATGCCGTCGCCGTAGTCCTGCGGCTTCATGCCGAAGGCTTCAAAGTCGGACTGGGTGCCGTCGAAGTTCGGATTCTCACGGGTGATCGTGCGAGTGATGTCCGACGCCGTCTTCACGGCGAGTTTTTCGAGGGACAGGATTTCCAGCATATCGACCAAGTTGTTGATCGAGTGCTGGAGGGGGCTGTAGGCTCGCGCACCCGAGGCCAGCTCGGGTTCGTAGAGGTGCATCACGGCATTGGCCGGCACCAGGCGGCTTGAGCCGTCCGAACGGATTACATTATAAAAAATAGGCTGTCCATACGGTCCAAATTGAATCCCGTCCACCATGCCCGGAGGCACTTCGTTGTTCGACGAGTTGCCGACCCGGTGGCTCTCGATGACCTGAAGGCGGGGTTCGCCGCCGGGGCCACGGGTCTTGATGATGAAGCACTCGCCGTCACGGTCCATCAGGCGGCAGCAGATGTGCTGGAGTTCAAAGAACGAGAAGCGTCCCGTGATATCGCAGGCGCGGGAAGCCCATTGCTTGAAGTAAATTTCTGCGGCGTCGTCCCACATCTCGTCGCCAGACTGGGACTGGGGCTTGATGCCAGCCCCGACCGTGTAGAGGGCCATGTCCGACAGCACCTGACGGATCAGGCCGGCGTTCAACTCCAACCAGCGCATCTTGCGCGTGGTCTCCATGCGGTCGAAGACCGTCATGGTCTTCTTGAAGTCCTGCGGCCAAGACGACCAAATCCAAGAACGCTTGTTGCTGAACTTTGCGGACTCGAAATTGGAGAAGATGCCTGGGCCAGAGCCGCCGCCCGACGCCTGCTTCACGGGTACCGGCGATGCGGCTCCCTTGGGCGTCTTGGGTGCTTTGACCTGCGGGATGGCGGTCTTCTTGGTCTTTTTGGGTCGCATCAGAGTCCTCGGAAGTTATTGAGCATATTGATGACCCTGACACGGTCGACGGAGCCGTAGGTCTGGGGGTCTTTGACCATCAGCGCGTAGCGGCATTCCACCAAGACGGTGGAGATGTCCATCGGGAACTCCTTCACGACATTCGTGCCGGAGTCGGAGTATTCCATCATGGTCTTACCCTGCTTCAGGAGTTCCTTCGCCTTGGCGACGATCTCAAGGATGTCGCAAATGTCGAAAATAAGGAAGATACCTTGGGGTCGTGCCATTTGCGTTTAGCCCCGTGTAAAAGGGCCGGCTGACCCCACCCCATGAACGATCCACAAGAGCCACCCGTGGTATGTATGTCGAGCCAGCCGGCTTGCCATGAACCATGCCATGAGCCTTAGGGTCGTCAAGCGGTTTCTTCCTCGACCTGCTTTTCGTCAGGCTTTCGGTCTTCGGGCTTACCGTTGCGGTTCTTGCCGCGCCCGATGAGCTTGGCCATCAGGGCTGGCACCATGCCGATGACCTCGGCGTCCCAAAGGTGGTTCGCCCGTTCGCCGATGGGAAGCCAGATGGCTTGCCCGTTGGCCTGGCGGGTGCGGTGTTCCGACTGCATCTGCTTGCGGTACTCGTCGCCGGCGTCCTCGGGGTAGGTATGATGCCCTGCGCGGCGGAGGCGGGAGATGGAGTCCTTGAAGTAAAGGTTGGAAAACAGGTACAGTTTGCAGGACGTCTGGCCGACTTGGATCACCTTGGCTCGGGCGTAAGGGCGGTAGGCCACCTTGATGCCGTAGGGCGTCTGGATACGCCAAGGGAACTCGTTCTGGCCGGAACCCTTGGTGGCGTTCCAAGCGTACTTCGCACACATACGATAGACGGTATCGGTGTTCGGGCCGTCACCCGAGTCGACGAACACGAAGAAGTCGGAGACCTCAAGACGTTTCTGGATTTCCCGAAGTTCCTCCTCGGTGTCGCAGTAGCCCCATTGCACCATCCGTGACTTGCCGTCCAAGGCCCACGCCCGGACAATCCAGTAGAAGCCCTTACGCTGCACGTCGACGGCCATGAAGCGGAGCCGTGCGAACTGCTTGGCCTTCTTGTACTCGTCCTTGAAGGGAGGTTCGGCGAGCTTGCTATCGACCATGAATGCCTCGTCGTCCCATGCGTCGAGCATCTTGTAGCCCTGCGGCATGACTTCGCCGCCGCCGTCATCAGGATCGTCAGACCAACTGAGGGCCAGACGCTTTTGCTTGAATTCACGACGGGCGACGTCGTCACCGTGTTCCTCGAAAGCCTGCTTCGCACGGATGGCCATCTCCGCCAGCTTGCCCCAGTCCAAGCCCCATTGAGCGCAGAGGGAATTCCAATGGAATCCGACGACGCCCTTGGGAGCGTTCTGGTTCATCGGGATGTACTCGCCGGTCAGGTTCAGCTCGGCGCGGACTTCAAACGAATCACGGTAGCGGTGCTTGCATGACTTGCACTCGTAGGTGCAGCCGGCCTTGACCTTGTCCAAGTTCCAGCCGTTCGGTTCACGGGCGTCCTCGGGGTAGATCAACTGCTCCCACTCCCACGCCTGGCGGGTTCCGCATTGCGTACACTTGAACGTCCACTCCCTGCGGTCGGACTGGTTCCACAGGTCGGTGATATCGTCGCCCTCGACGCCGCCCTGCGAAACGAGCAGCGACTTGCCCTGCCAGATAAAGGCCGTGCGACGCGCCAAGGCTTCGTTCAAGTGACCTTTTGGCCAGAGCCAGACTTCGTCACCTCCGAGGAATCGGATGGAACGACGCTGGAGGTTCTTCTTGTTATTCGCACCCAAAACCCAGACGGTGTTACGCTCGAAACGAGTCTTCTTCCATTGGTTGCGTTCGGAGTCCTCCATCTTGGCCAGCGTCGCCGGCGTGGCTTCCCACATCGGACGAAGTCGGTCTTTCTGCCAGTCCTGCGCGTTGTCGTCGACGTCCTGCAAGAGCAGCGTCGGCCCAGGCGAACGGGCAGGGATGAACGTCGACCACAGTTCCAGCAAGGAAGACTTGCCCATCTGGACGGCACCCAAGACGACGACGGTGGTGATCTCAGGGTCGCTCAAGGCACGAAGGATTGGAGCTAGGAACGGCGTGGACTCCACTCGGAACGGCCCAGGCTGCGGCGAGCCGGGGACTTCGCGCACGTTGGCTTCCAGCCAAGCGACGATGTCACCTTCGGGGTCTGGCGTCATCATCGCACGGATGTGGGCCTCGAAAGTATCGACTGTCTTCGGGTCGATGATCACAGGCCGCACATCCCTTCGCACTCGGACTTGAAGTCAAAACCGAGCTGGCCTGCGTCCTTGTCCGTGAAGTCGACCTCGTCGAGCGGCTTGCACGACTTATGCAGATACACCTCTACCCTGAAACCTCCAGGGTTCTCGTTCTGAAGTCGACGATAAGTCTTGTCGAATTCAACCGCCTTCTGGAAATGCTCGGGGTCTTCCGTCTTCAGTCGACGCCATTCATCGTCGTCATGGAAAGGGCAGTAGTAGCAGGCTGACCTAGGCGGCTCTGGGTATCCGTTCTTGGCCATCCATTCCTTGCAATGCGAACGGGTCATCCGTTTCTCAATCAAGGGCCAACGGTGCTGGCTCCAAGGGTTCTGCGAAATCTTCATTCTTTGCATCTCGTCGTAGGAGATTCCAATCCATTGCGTAACGGTGATTTCTTTCTGTCCGTGCCTTACTTGGCAACGCTTGCGGATTTCCTTCAAGATAGGAGCGACCTTGAAGTCGGCTGTGCAAGAACGTCCGAGGGCTGGCTTTACTTCACCAGATGCTGTAAGGCCATAGACTGGGATGTTCGTGCGTAGGTAGGTAATGGGTGCTTCCGAGTACTTGCACTTTTCTTTCACCCTGATTTTAAGGATGCTTTCGGTCAGGCTTCCCTTGGTCACACGGATGACGGGGAACGGAAGCTGTGTCTCAAGCCAGTCGAGCCACTTGTAGACGCTTGCTGGTTCGGCTTGGGTGTCGGCGAAAATCGCAAAATCTGGCATCGGCCCGATCTCACCCTTGGCTGCCATAAGGGCAAGTGCGGATGACTGTACGCCAGCCCCCAATGAAAGCACGTTGTATTTTGTCGGAGGAGGTGGTTCAAAGAAACTCATGTCGACTCGACCTCATCTACGGATTCATCGTCGGAAGAGTCAACCTCTGTCGGCTCCTCTGGGTCGACTTCCTTGACCACGGCCTGTTCGGCATAGCCGGCGGCGGCGGACAGACGCTCAAGCATCTTCTTCACCTCGTCGTCGATGGCCTTCATGGCACGTCCTGGGTTGTCGGGGTTTACCCTCGACGCCAGTTTCGTGCCGAGCTGCGTGACCTCTTCACGGACTTGCGCGAACACTCGCCCGAACCTTTCGATGGCGGTCTGGGTGCGGATGTACTCCCGGCTGGCGATCTGCCTCGCCTGGAGTTCCTTCTCCAGCGTCACCAAGGTCTTGACCAACTTATCGTAGGTCGCATAGGACTTGCTGGCGTCGGGCGAGTTACTGCCGAGGTCGTCAAGGTACTGCTGATACGCCAGAGCCTTCAGTTCGCGCTGACGCTCGACGGTCTCGTTGAAGTCCTTGTCGGGGCGGACGGATGAACCCATGCGTCCGGCACCTCGGGCCATGTACCACGACTCTGCGGCCTCGATGGAGTCGAGGGGCATCCCTTGCTGGATGAATTTGTTGATTGCCTGCTTGGTGACGCCGAAGCGTCCGGCAAGGTCGATGGGTCGAACCTTATCGCTCATTGTTTTGGAGGGTCAGGAAGTGGCATCCAATGGGTAGCACCTCTGATGTAGTAGTCGCCAGAAATGCAAGTGTTGTTCCAGTAGTCTAGGTCAGATTGGTTTCTGTATCCATAGATTTCATCTGGCTTTGCTGGTTCATCAAATAGCCTGCGCGCTACATACATTGAACCTTCTCGGTTAACCAAAAACTCAAGGCCATTCCAAGGGGCCGTCTCGATTGGTTGCCATTCGCTCATCGGAGTTTCTTCCTCCGCGCCACGGAAAGTTTCTTACACGCCGATTCGGACTTCATGTACATCGACGGCGGAAGGGATAGGTTACGCTGGATGGTCTTCACCCGAGCAGAGATGGCGGCACGGGTCAGGCGGTGCTGGTTGGCCAGAGCCGTCATGGTCGGCTGGTCGGGCATCCCGAGGGCGAGCTTGATGCACGTCCCGTGCAGCCGGACTTCGGCGTGGGTCGACATATCAATCACGGCGATCACCTTGCGAAGGATGTCCAGCACCATGTCCTGCGTGAAAAGTCTTTCGCTCATCTCCGTGTACGTCCTTTCGCGCATCTTCCATTGCACCGCTTGCAACTGGTTGATGTCGTACCCTTCGCTCTTCGTTTCGTCTTCGTGGTCGGACACGGGTTCACCTCCGAAGTAACGATGAGCGTGGGGAACCCCGGCATCGTCAGGGTTTCGGTGGTTAAATCCAGTCGCTTCCAATGCCGCCCTATCGACTTTGGAGAGCCGCTTCCAGAACCTTTGGTATTCGTCATAGATTGGCATCGGGATCGCTGGGAGGACAGAGCAAGTCCTCGATCTGACTGGCCACCGATAACATGACCGCCGCCTCGGAGATCAGAAGTTGCGAGACTTCCTCGTCACCGCTCTGCTCATGGATGTGCGCGGCCCGGATGATGTTCATGCCACCGATGCGTCGCAGGTGCTTGGCGTCGGCTACGAGGGTTTCGCAGGCCGCTCGGAAGTTGTCTCCGCTGATGTCGTTGTTTCGTACCACGGCGTCATGGTTACGCCCGACATCGGCCAAGTCAATCGGCTACCCGTGTCGTGGAAATATCAAACCGTTGTCATCCCGTGCCAGCATCCCGTGACGCATGGCCTTGCGAATCTTGTTCCAGGCGTCCTTCTTGGTCAGCGGCTCGTCGTAGCACCGTCCCCACTCGGCGGCGAACAGGTCTCGGATTTCGTGGGCGCGGTAACCCCGATCGGTCGGGATCAGGTTCAGCACCGCCTGGACGAGCTGGGCGGCTTCCTCCGACTTGGCCGTCCTCGCCTCGTTCAGCCGGCTGATGTGTTCGCGCATCCGCTCGGGCGACAGACGCCATGCCCTCGCCCAAGGCGACTCGGGACGACGGGTGATCGCATGGCCGGCGCGGCGACGGAAGGGGCGGAAGGGTTGGCTCATTGGCCAGACATTTAGCCTACGCCCTCAAAGGCGTAAAGGCTATAATGGCTTGGCCATTATTTACTTTGTTTAATCTCCCTGTAAAGGGAGATACAAAGTAAATGAATTGTCTATATGTATTGCTACTGTGGTTGCTACTGTGGTTGCCTAGACCAACATAGTAGCAAAACATATGGTTTTCGTTGGTTTACCCCCATGTTTTTAACGGGGTCGGCGGGGCTTCG